TGAGCAGGATCGAGACAGAATATTTGGCATCTGATCAGCGTCGGTATTTTGTTCCCTGCGTGCATTGCGGGCACATGCAGCATCTGCAGTGGAAAAACATCCAGTGGCGTGACGGCGACCCAAGAACAGCTGCTTATGTTTGCGAGTCTTGTGGGACGCACATTGAGGAGCATTACAAAAGCGAAATGCTCCGCAAGGGCGAGTGGAGAGCCACCGCCACGTCAGAGGACAAAAGAACAGCAGGATTTCATCTGTCCAGTTTGTATTCGCCGTTGGGTTGGAAAAGCTGGGAGGAAATTGTCACCGAGTTTTTACGTGCGAAAAACGACGCTCCGTTGTTAAAGACGTTTGTCAATACGGTGCTGGGCGAAACGTGGGAGGAGGAGGTAGGGGCAAGGCTTGGGGCAGAAGGTTTGCGTGAGCGTGCTGAGTTTTATCCTGCCAGTGAGATTCCAGACAAGGCAAGCATTGTCACAGCTGGGATTGACGTGCAGGACAATCGCGTTGCCGTGGGAATTTATGCGTATGCCGAGGGGGAAGAGTGTTGGTTAATTTCACACGATGAGATCTATGGCGACCCTGCAGGGCCAAAGCTGTGGGAGCAAGTTGACGACGTAATTTTTAGAAAGTACAAGCGCAACAACGGAGACGAGGTCAAGCTTTCTGCTGTTGGTATTGATAGTGGCGGTCACTTCACCAGCGAGGTTTATGCGTTTTGCCGTGAGCGAATGAAGCGCAACGTTTTTGCATTAAAAGGTCAGTCGCAACGGAATAAACCTGCAATTGGCAAACCAAGCAAAGTTGACATCAACTATCGCGGCCAAGTGCTTAAAAACTCTGCGGAGGTGTTCCCTGTTGGGGTCGATACGATCAAATCAACGTTGTTTGGCCGTTTAAAGCACAACGAAGAAGGTGCTGGCTACATTCATTTTCACGCAGAAGCCAGTGAAGAATATTTCAAGCAACTCACGTCAGAACGTCAAGTTGTCCGTTATGTCAAGGGTTTTGCGGTGCGTGAGTGGAAGAAAAAAGCTGGGGATCGCAACGAAGCCTTGGACTGTTTTGTTTATTCGTATGCGGCATTAAATTTTTTATATCTGCGGTACAACCGACATACAATTTTTCAACAGTTCAAGAAAGCAGCAATAAAAGCCGAGCCTAAGCCTGAAAGGAAGGTAGAATCTGAATATCAGCCATTGCGACGACGTGGTGCGCGTCGTCCTCAGCAGTCCTTCGTTACCAACTGGTGAGCATTCTTGTTCCTGAAATTGTTAATGCAGGTGACACGGTCATTTTTGACGTACCTGCTTTTAACGATTCGATAGGCACCCAGATTGACAGCGCAAGCTACACCTTGACGTGGTACGCCAGAACAAACACAAACCAGGAAGGCGCGACAATTACAGGTGTAGCTGAAAGCGACGGTTGGCGTGTCACTTTGCCTTCAAGCGTAACCACAGGTTTTGACGCTGGGCTGTGGACATGGCAAGCAATTGCTTCTTTGGGTGGCGTTCAATACACAGCAGGCCGAGGCCAGTTTACTGTTAAAGCCACTCTTAGCTACACAGGGCATCCGGGTGCATTTGACGATCGATCAAGAGCAAAGATTGATCTTGATTATGTAGAGGCTGCAATCAGAACGTTGTCTCAAGGCGGTCTTGTTCAGGAATATGCAATTGGCGGGCGAAGTTTAAAGAGATACAAGATGGTTGAGCTGCTGCAATTGCGTGATGCTTTGCAAGCTGAGGTCAACGCCGAACGTCGGGCTGAAAAGATTAGGCAAGGGCTTGGTAATCCTGGCCTAGCCAAAGTGAGGTTTGTTTAATCATGTGGCCTTTCCCGCCAAAACGCAAAGTTGCAAGACGCAACTACGCAGGTGCTCAAATGAATCGCCTGACATCCGATTGGATTAGCCAAGGCACAAGCGCCGATTCGGAAGTAAAAAACAGCTTGCGTGTTTTACGCAATCGTGCTCGGTCGCTAGTGCGCGATTCAGATTTTGCAAAATCTGCGTTGCGTGCTGTTAAAAACAACGTTGTTGGCCAAGGCATTAAGCATCAAGCGCAAGTGCGAATGATTCGAGGCGGTCGCCTTGATGAACGCTTAAATCCAATCATTGAGCACGAATTTAAGAAATGGAGCAAAGCCAAGAACTGCCACGCAGGTGGCACCTTGTCTTGGCCGCAAATTCAGCAGCTGTGCATTGGCAGCATGATCGAGTCGGGCGAAGTTTTTGTTCGCCTTGTCCGCCAGTCTTTTGGGGATAGCCGTATCCCGTTGGGCTTAGAGGTCATTGAGGCAGATTTGCTTGATGATGATTACACCGGCTTTGAGGCAAACGGCAATCGCGTTCGTATGGGCGTTGAGATTGACGAATGGTCAGCCCCAGTGGCTTACCACTTTTTGAATTATCACCCTGGTGATTATCAATTTAGTTACGCCCAAATTGCCAAGAAACGTCGCACGCGAATTCCTGCCAACGAAATCATTCATTTGTATTCTGTTGACCGCCCTGGTCAAACCCGTGGGGTGACCGCATTTGCTTCGGCAATTATGCGGCTAAACAACCTGCGCGGTTATGAGGAGGCAGAAATTATTGCTGCACGTTCAAGCGCAGCAATGATGGGCTTTGTTCGTACCCCTGATCAAGAACTGTTTGAGGATGGCACTTATCAAGAAGAGTCTGTTTTGGACTTTTCTCCTGGCAGTATTCGCCGTCTTGCGCCAGGAGAAGACATGCAATTCTTCTCGCCTCAACGTCCAGATGATGCGTTTACGCCATTTGTGGCGCAGATGTTGCGTGCCGTGGCTGCTGGTGTTGGTTGCTCCTATACCCAGGTCAGCTCTGATTTTTCTCAATCCAACTACAGCTCTTCTCGTTTGGAGTTGATTGAGACTCGCGCTCATTACAGGACTTTGCAGCAATACGTCATTGACAAATTGTGCCAACCAATTTATGAGCGTTGGATTGAAATGGGCGTGTTGTCAGGTGTTTTGCAAATGCCTGCCTTTGACATGGATCCTGATCGTTATTACGAGGCAAAATGGATTGCACCAGCAGCGCAATTTGTAGATCCGCAGAAAGAAGCTGAGGCTTACAAGTCAATGATTCGATCAGGGATCATGACGTTGTCTCAAGTTGTTGCCCTGCATGGTGGAGACTTTGATGAAACCATGCGTCAAAGAGCCCATGAGCTTGCAACTATGGACGATCTTGGCATTGTCTTAGATTCTGACCCTAGTGCTGTTAACAAAGCAGGCCAAGCACAAAATCCACCTGTCGAGCAAACAGAACACCCTGAAATCCATGAGGAGGATGACTAATGGCTAACGTCAACGATTTGGAGCCAATTAAAAAAGACACAGAACCTAGTTATGATCCCGATAGCACGGAAACTATCGAAGACATGACTGAACGCGCTGCGCCTGATGCGCTTAAAACTGGAGACTTTGTTTCTTGGAGCAGCAGTGGCGGTGCTGCTCGCGGGCGCATTAGCCGTGTTGAGCGTGACGGCAAAATTGATGTTCCCGACTCAAGTTTTACGATTACCGGTACGGCAGAAGATCCTGCAGCTTTAATTACGTTGTATCGCGACGGTGAGCCAACAGACAGAAAAGTTGGGCACAAGTTCAGCACTCTTACCAAGATTGCTGCAATCCGCATGTTTGAAGATACGGCGTTAACGCGGGCGCACAGCACTGATTACGTCGAAAAAGAAGATCGCACAATTGAGTTTCCGTTTGCTTCAGAAGAGCCTGTTGAGCGTTACTTCGGCATGGAAGTGTTGGAGATGTCAGAAAAAGCGATGGATTTGTCTCGCTTAAATGACGGCGCTCCACTTCTTTATCAGCATGACGCTGATCGAATTGTTGGTGTTGTGCAGCGTGCATACATCAAAGACAAGCGCGGTTACGCCGAAGTCAAACTTGCAAACAATGAGCTTGGTCGCGAAATGCAAGATTTAATCAAAGACGGAATTATTAGAAACGTCAGTTTTGGATACAAAATTAATGAGATGGAGGAAGATAAGTCAACTACTCCAATGACTTATCGGGCCACCTCTTTCCAGCCGTTTGAACTCAGTTTGGTGACCGTGCCAGCTGATCAATCGGTTGGCATCGGTCGCAGTTTTGACTCTGTTGAAACTGTGTCTACGGCCTCAGCCGTACCTACTACAACTCCTATTTCCATCATGGAAGAACAAACTCCAGACCTGGAGCTTCTTCGTGCTGAGGCCTCCGAGGCCAAAGCAAAAGAAGCCGCTGAAATGCTTGCCCTTGGTAAGCGCACTCACAACGTTGACCTTGCCCAAGAATTTGTCATAAATTCTCGCGGTATTGACGAACTACGCTCCGCTCTTATTGACCAAATGGGTTCTAACGCCAAGCCTGTTGACACCACTGCTGGTGAAATCGGCCTTTCACAAAAAGAAGCTCGCAGCTTTTCTTTCCTGCGTGCCATCAACTACTTAAGCAACCCTGGTGATCGCGCTGCACGCGATGCTGCTGGGTTTGAAATTGAGGCTTCTGAAGCCGCTGCAGCCAAGCTTGGCCGTCAATCTCGTGGCATCACTGTCCCGTCTGACGTAATGCGTCGTGACCTCAACGTTGGCACGGCTACTGCCGGTGGCAACCTTGTTGAGACTGAGTTGGATGCAGCCAACTTTATTGACCTTCTGCGTAACGCATCGGCACTGACGCAAGCTGGCGCAAGTGTGTTGACTGGCCTTTCTGGCAACGTCAACATTCCTCGTCAATCAGGCGCTGCGACTGCTTACTGGGTGGCTGAATCCGGTTCTCCAACCGAATCACAGCAAACCATTGATCAGGTTGCGCTTACGCCTAAGACCTGCGGCGCTTTTACCGATTTCAGTCGCCGTCTAGTTATCCAGTCCTCCATTGATGTGGAGAACATGGTGAGAGGCGATCTTGCCAAAGTGCTTGCTTTAGAAATTGACCGTGTTGGCCTTTATGGTTCCGGTTCAGCTAACCAGCCCTTAGGCCTCAAGGACACTACCGGTGTTTTGACTGAGGACTTTGCTGCTAACACCCCAACATTTGCTGAGGTGGTTGCGCTTGAGTCTGATATTGCTAGTGCCAATGCTTTGCTGGGCTCTCCTAAGTATCTGATGAATGCTGCAATGCGCGGCGCTCTAAAAACAACAGAAAAAGCCACCAACACCGCTCAATTCATTTTTACAAGTGGTGAAGTGAATGGTTATGAAGCTGTAATTTCTAACCAAGTGGCAAGCAACGATCTTTGGTTTGGAAATTTCTCTGACCTAATCATTGCTTATTTCTCTGGCTTGGATCTAATGGTTGATCCTTACACTCACAGCACCTCTGGCACTGTCCGAGTGGTTGCGCTGCAGGATGTTGACGTGGCAGCCCGCCATGGTCAATCCTTCAGTCGTGGTAACAACACCCTCTGATTATGAAGATCAAGATCCGTAAGCAAGTTGTGCTAGCGGGTCAGGTGGTTCGAATTGGGGAAGTCGTTGAGGCTTCCCTGCTCGACGCCAATATCCTGATCGGTAGTGATCTTGCAGAGGTTTACAACGAACCTCTTGAAACCGAACAACCCGTTAAACCTAAACGCCGGAGGAAGGCAACCAATGACGATCCAAAATCTGGGGACTAAAACAGAAGTCCTCAACTTATTGCCAAGTGATGTGGTTACGGCCACAGGTGTTGGCTCTGCTGTTGATCTGCTCGATTACGAGGGCGACATTGCTGTCTCTCTTGACGCCGAAGCTGGTGGCGCTTCCGTCACCTATGCAGTCAAATTGACTGAGTGCGACACGTCCGGTGGTACTTACACCGACGTTAGTGGCGGTGGATTTACAACCACTGCTGCCAACACTGCTAAAACGCAAAAAATTAGTGTCAACACTAATTCAATTGAGCGTTTTATTAAAGTCAGTGTTACTGTCGCAGGCGGCACAGGCGCTGGCGCTATTAGCGTTATCGCAGTTGGCTCTAAGAAGTACGGCTGATCATGGCTCTTGAAGATACCTTCGCTTTTCTAAATACAGAGGAGTTTGGCACCACCTGCCAAATTGGCAGTGGCGCTAATTTTGTTGGTATCTTGGATTCCCCCATGGATGTGATTGCGGGCGGCATGGCATTAAGTCGAGAGTATTTGCTAATGGCAAAGACTTCAGACGTAAGCTCTGCTGCTCGCGGCACTTCTATTACTGTTGCATCTGAGGCGTACACCGTCAGGGAAAATCGCCCTGTCGACGATGGCCTTTTTTCTGAGCTTTTGTTGAGTAAGAACTAATGGCCGACACAAGGCGTGAATTGATTCTTGCTCGAATTAAAACGAACCTTGATTCTGCCACTGGCGTAACGGTTTACCGAAGCAGGGTTGAACCGTTGGCGCGTGGCGAAGTGCCTGCAATTATTGTTGAACCGGTAGCGGACCAACCGTCCGAGCAGTTCAGTAATAAATTGCAATGGACCTTGCGCGTCAGAGTAACGGTGTTGGTCCGTTCCGGGGTCCCTGACGACGCTTCGGATACTTACTCCCAGCAAGTTCACAGCCTGATAATGGCTGACAGCACTGTCAACGGCTACGCTTTAGACATTGACCCTGATCGAGTCGATTTTAGTTTGTACGAGGCTGATGTGCCGTTGGGGGTTGTTAGTATGGATTATCTGGTCAAATATCGCTCAAGTCGCGTTGACCTGACATCAGCGTAGGGTTGGCTTGCGGAAGCAGTTAACTTAAACTGATGCGATAAACATCGCCCTTTTTCTGAGGCCTTACACATGGCAAAACTAGCCCGAGTGAGGTCTATCCTCGCTAAAACCGAGTCAAGTTACGGATCTGACAGTACCCCAACAGGATCGGCAAACGCAATTCAAGTTTCAGCTGTTGAGATTAACCCTGCTGAGTCTGAAGTCCTTTCGCGTGATCTGATTCGTAGTTATTTGGGCAACAGTCCTCAGCTGATTGCAAACACTCGTGTCAGCGTTACGTTTACCGTTGAGTATTCAGGATCAGGCGCTGCCGGTACGGCTCCAAAATACGGTCCATTGCTAGAAGCTTGCGGGTTTGGCGAAACAATTGTTTCAAGCACTTCAGTAACTTACGCACCTATTTCAACAACGCCTGAATCGGTCACGATTTACGTTGACAGTGACGGGATTCGGCACAAGGTAACTGGTGCGCGTGGGACGTTTTCCCTCAGCCTTAACGCTAATCAAATTCCGGTTTACAACTTTACAATGACCGGGCAGTACGTTGCCCCAACAGATACAGCGTCACCGACCTTAACGTTTAGTGATCAGGCAGACCCTGAGATATTTAACGACACAAACACCACTGCCTTTACGTTGTTTTCAGCAACTAACTTGGCATTGCAATCTGCCGAAATTGATATTGGTAATGATGTTGTTTACCGAGAGCTGGTCAACTCAAACAAAGATGTGCTGATTACTGATCGTGCAGCGACGGCTAACTTTGTAATTGAAGCACCAGCTTTGTCTGTTAAAGATTTCTTTGCTCTTTCTGTTGCAGGAACATCAGGCAATTTAAGTATTGTTCACGGTGCGACTGCAGGCAACATTATTACCTTAAGTTCTCCGTCGA